ACTGGTAATAAAAGTTATATAATTAAAACAAGTGAAATAGGCATACAGGAAATTGCTGTTAAAGGTTTCGAGCCTATTATAACACAACCAGATGGTACAGCATACATACGTTTTAATAACAGTTTTGAAACTATAGAATATACAGGTGCAGACAGTATACCTGATCTGTCAGGCAAAATGGTTATTGTGGGAGTCACAGCAGAAGGCGTTGCAAACCCTGTTCCTACACCACGTGGTAATCTCTATCCACAACAAATACAAGCTCATATGCTACAAAACTTTATAAGTGGCAGTAATATAACCCGTAGCCAGTTAAGTGCTGTCACAGAGCTTCTCCTTGGGCTACTGACTATGTTATTAGTTATGTCACTCGTGTATAGAGCACCTATATGGGCAAGTATGCCTGCTGTGATAACTATATTAGGCGGAACTGTATATTATAGTATACATTCGTATACTGCTAATTTAGTATTATTTGATGCTACATTTCCTGTGTTAGCCGGCTTCCTGATATTTACACAGGCATCATTTAATAATTTTTATGTACAATTTAAATTAAGAGCCGAGATACAAAAGCAATTTGCCGGGTATGCCAGTCCCACAGTAGTGCGTATGTTACAAGAGAATCCAGAACTAATTAAACAGGGCATGAAGAAAGAAGTTAGTATATGCTTTTCAGACCTACGCGGCTTTACACCATTAGGAGAAAGTTTTGGTGACGATGTACAGGGATTAACAAAATTAATGAATGGGTATATGGATGCAATTACACAACCTATACTTGATGCAGACGGCATGGTGATTAAATATATCGGCGATGCAAGTATGCACATACACAATGCTCCTATGGACGATCCATATCATCCTAAGAGTGCTGTACAAACAGGACTATTAATGCTAAGAGCAGTAGAAAAATTTAATGATAAAATTGTTGCTGAAGGCAGACCAGCAGTAGGCATGGGTGCAGGTATTAATACTGGACTAGGTTACATAGGAGAGATGGGCTCCACAGCAAGACATAGTTATGATATACTTGGCGATGCGGTTTCAACTGCGGCAAGAATAGAAAGCAAATGCAAAGAGTACGGTTGCTTATTACTTGTAGGTGGAGATACATACAAGCATACTAAGAAAGATTTCTTTTATTTAAAAGTAGATGACTTAGCAGTTAAAGGAAAAACTGTGGGCATTGAAATATATACTGTACTTGATATCAAAATAAGCAAGTATGCAAAAGCAAAACAAATGCATGAAGATATGCACAGACATTATCGTAATCAGGACTTTGACAAAGCAATTAACTTATGTGAGAAGTTAACAGATGCATTTGACGGAAAAATGAAAGGTTACTATGCTATGTGGACTGAACGTTGCGAATTCCAAAAGACACAAAACTTACCTGCCACCTGGAATGGCGTTTTCGTTGCAACGACTAAGTAACTAGAGTAAACAAATTTTGCTAAATAACAGTATGATAAAAGGAATAATAAATATAGGCAAATCAATTGGCAGAGGTATTCTAGCAGTAATCAACTGGATTAAACAAGTAATATTTAAAATAGTTTACGAAGAATATGAACTAACAGTATGGTTTGAAAAAGATACCACTATAGATACTATGGGTAATATGTTATATACTAGAACTCCCAAAGTATGGTTATTAAAGAAAATCACAAAGAAAACTCCTACACATATCAAAGGGAAAGATATGGATAACAGAGCATTTGAAATAAGAACTGTTAAACCTTTTGATTATCAAATTAGAAAAATATACTAATTATATACATGGATGTTCTTTATGAAGATCGATCAAATCAAGAAAGAAAATATAAGATATTATAATCAAGAATATATTTTAATAGATAATTTCGCAACCATTCTGATAACAGAAGATGATATATACCACGCACAACAACAAATCATAAATGCAATAAATAATACATTTGATGTATCATGTGATAGAATGGTGAATGTAAAAAACGTTTTTAATAAAGGCGATTTTATTCTTCCACATGATGACTTTATGGGTGAAATCACCTTTCCAGAAGGAAAGATACCATATTCACAGATGCCAATTAGAGGAGTGTTGTATTTAAATTCTACAAAATTATATGGAACACATCTTCATAAAGAACGACCAGACTGGCCTAAGAAACAAGATGAAGAAGGATTTCAAATTGATTATGATGACCCTAAATGGTGGACACATATATGGGACGATGGATTAGAAGTAGGTGGTGAACCGGGCCAGTTATTACTTCTTAAACCACAAGATAATGCGTGGCATTCGGTTGGATTACATAACGATACTATAGACAACCGTATCACAAGTAATTGGATATTTTTTACAAGCAACTAACCTTTTGATTATCAAATTAGAAAAATATACTAATTATTCATCCGGATGCCAATCTTTTAAATTCCTAAAAAACATATAATAATGTCTAAAATCTTTTAATTGCTGTTTGGCATGAAATAATTCTAATGGAATTCCTGTGCCATGCTTAGTTAACGGAAAGTAATATCTTTTTATAATCCTTTCAAGTTTGTTAACATCTTTTTTTAAGGCGTCTAAAATTACATTATTAAATTCCAAGTCGGTAACTAAATCTATTAACCAATAATGGTATGGATGCACAGGATTGTATCTCCGCACAACATCACGTGTTTGATAATATAATGCACGAATTGGGTTAATGCCTGGTCTATATGAGTTCATGATTTCTTTAAAAACAAAACTATCATGCTCTGTGGACATATTATTAATTACTCTGGCATAGTCTTTTTTCATGGCTAGTTTCATAGAGTCAATACTGTCTATGACCTGGCTGTCGTATTCTTTTAACAATCTGTTCAGAATTTTTTGATATTTTGGCGGCAACTGATCATAGTACACATCTCGAATCTCATCGATTTCGATTGCACCTTCTAATATTGTGTGTGGGATTGTTTTAGTTCTTTGGAACTTGTCAAGTTCAGTTGTTATCCGCAAAACAACAAAATCTATTATTTCGCCTTTGCTCATACTAGTATTTATCAGGTATTGATTTTTAAGATAGTATGTAGTTTTTCAGTACCATTATTTTTATATAAGGTAGTTCTAGCACCGTTATGTAGTGGCTTAGGCCATTGGCCTATATTAACCCAGGCATATCCGGCACTCTCGCCATTTAATTTAGGTGGTTGAAATTCTTTGTCTACAACATAAACAAAACTATAATAATAAAAGTTTTTATCTTTGCTTTCGTAAACATCTATGGGATTTAGTTTTTGTAATTCTGGAACTATACCAATTTCTTCGTCTAGTTCACGTTGGATACATTCGTATGGAGTTTCACCTTTCTCGATCATGCCTCCCCAAAAACCCCAGGTATGATTAAATCGTTTGTTGCCTTCTCTCAATTGCAACATACATCTGCCTGTGTCTTTGGCAAGAAAAACTACTCCTGCCGCTGTTGTACTCATTTATAAACTTAGTCTCCAATATCCAGGTTTGTATTCACCCTCATAACTACTTATCCATTGAGTGCCTGTCCATTGATATTGACTGGTAGTATATGTGTTTGTTGTGTAGTGTGATGAGCTTGACTGTGAGCTGGCGTCAAAAGAAACACTCCAACTACTACCATTATATTCTATAATGTCATTCTCACCTGCATCTATGTTCCAGTTTGTGTAACCAGATGCTGTAATTTGTTCTGTAATTAAATATCTTGCTCCTGTTGAGGCAGATGGTAGTGTGCCGTCGCCAGGATAGTTTAATCTAGGATCTATAATTCTGTTTACATCATTAATTGTGTCAGTTGGTAATGTATCAGTATCCAGGTTAAAAATTAAGTTAGAAGGTTCTGAAGGGTCAAGTGTTATAGTACCTATAACTTCTCCTAGGAAATTGTTTGTATCATTACTTGTATTTAATTTTAATAAACTTGTTGTTCTTACATCGCCTTCCATGTCTGTTATATTAGCCCATGATACAGGAGTACCTTGTTTATTAACTAAAATAGCAGATGCACCACTTATGGAAACTGAATAATCTCCAGGGGTAACAACTACTTCTGCGGTGTCTGTTATATCACCAAAAAAGTCTGCATAATCTTCATCGTAGCCTAAGTCTGAAATACTGCTTACACTATGTATGTTTGCCACAATTCTTTGTATAATTGATTGCTTTTTAACTTTTGCAGGAGGCGATATCCATATAGGGCAACTAAATGTTAAGGTTGAAATATCTAATTGGTCATCAACACCTGCTGGAACACTTCTACTGCTCCATGCTATGTCTGTTAGCTCTACTTCAAACACACTAGTCCAATCTAATGGATTACTGTTTGACTGTAGTTGTATACTGGGATTAAATAAAACAAATATTTGCTCTAGTATCTGTAATTTGGTATCAGTATTTGTTGTCCATAAGTCCACCTGTATTTGTAGGTTATATGGTACTGGCATATAACGTTGTGTTGTATATAAGTTACCTTGTGTAGACTCATATGTACCAGTTTCACTATTAAATTCACGTTCAGCAACTTGCGTAGTATCAACCAAAAATGGTTCATGTGTTCTGTCTCTTGCTGGCTGTAAACTTTGGATAGCAACACTTATAAAAGGTGCACTATTAATAGCATTTTCTGAATTGTTACGCAATATACTAGCAACCATTCTGCTCATGTCACCATATCTTGCTGGTATACGATTATATTTTACACCGTCTTTTGTATATTCTCTAGTTTGAAAATTGGAAAACAGTCTGATTATTTGTATCAGATATCTTTTAATCTGTTCGTCGTACCAATAATCTAAATTCTTTGCTGGCATGTTAATCTTCTTCCGAATCTATTTTGTTTTGTAAACTTCTAATTGCTTGACTAAAAGTTTCTTCTAATTCATATACAGCACTTTCTAAATTATTTTTTGCTCTAAATACATCCTGCTCTAAACTTTCGTCTGCTTTTAGTCCGTATTCTTCTGCAAGTGTACTAATTCTAGCAACAATCTCAGTAGCCATATTTGCATATTTAATATCTTTAGTAATGTCTCTGGCTTGTTTTTTTGCAAATTCTAAATCAGCAAGTCTATTTTCTAATGAGCTCACATCTTCAGTTAAATATATTTCTTTTAATCTCATTTTTAGTTATCCGTTTTAGGCTTCACAACCTTGCTTAAATTTGTTTTTTCTTTAAATACTGTACCATCTTCGGCTGTATGTGTAGCATCATTATTAATGAATCCTTTAAGTATCCTGTTTGCCGCACTCCAAGAGCCAGTCATATCTGAACCAACATTTTGCCAACGTGTTCCAGATTTTTTAAATAGCCTATTAGGTGAGAAGTCTGTTCTTAAGAATATGTCACCATCACTAGTACCAGATGCTGGAAATGATGTTCCACTACCAACAATTGTGCCACCGTTTACAGGCTGTCCGTCAGCACCTGCATAATCTATACCTGGTGCAGGTTTATCTGGCACAGAGTCATCAAAGTATAAGTGACCTGTTTTTCTATATTGCGATTCAAACGGCACATCCTTTTCTGCTTGTTCTAGTATAGCATCATTAATATTAATTTCGTTAGCATAGGTGCTTATTAGGTTTCTTAAATCGCCCTCTTCCTCACCAGTACCAAGAATATCTCTGTACTCTTGTGAATCTGTTATAGGCCCTAGTTTAACTCTCCAAAGATGTGACCACCAACGTGGGTCATACCCTTCTGCTGGTCTACTAGCATCTGTAACCACATAAAATCTGTTTATTGCTTCATCACTACCAAGTAATAAGTCATCTCGTAAATGTGGTAACTCTAATACGTCACCTGCCATTAACTTCCTACCAACTGTGTCTACCATACTTTCTGCATGGAAAGTCATCATTAGGGTATCATTTGCAAGGAACATACCAAATTGTGTTAAATCAAATGCATCATTGTCGCCTAAATTATATTGGCCACGCATTTCGTAAATATCATCACTGTATTTCCTGTCCCTGTTCTCTAGGAATAACAAGTCTTGTATAAACACTTCGTTATTTGTTCCTGAGCCGCTAGATGGTCTTGTTGGGTCATTACTATTAGGTGTATCTTGTACCCCTAAATATTTGTGTACATGAACACCTGTACCACCAGCATAAAGATGTTCGCCCACAACTCTATCTATGAACGAGTAATCATTTGTTTTATTTGGGTTCCATAAACTTAATCTTGGCATGCTACTATTTATCGGTTATCCTGGTCTAATGTAAATTATATTAACCTCTTATCATCAAAGAAGAGATATAAATGCTATTCTGTAAGTTCTGCAGATGTTGTTATAGCACCAAACTTATATAGCACCAAACTTATTACCGCCACCTGTACAATGATCTACACATGTTATACAATAGCCTACTGCATCATTTAGTTTTCCTGCCATGCCATCAGGCATAACTTTCTTAAATAGCCCTGTTTCTAATACATCATATATGCTATTAGTTTCAGTTACGAATAACTTATCTTTATACGGATCTATCATTTGATGAATTTGTTTATCTCCCATTATATATTTAGATGCAGTAAAACAGCAAGGAAAAACCATTCCATTTGAATCTATATATATTTCTGAATAGTTGTTATCAGACACTTGGCAATCTATTTGTTGATCAGAATTCTTATAATTAGTATAAAGATTTTGTTGATAAACACCTAGTGTATGATCTGAAACGGAATATTCGGCGCCAAAATCCTCACTACTTTCCTCAATATTTTCAGGAAGTACTCCATGTGGCTTAATATAATATGCAAAAACAGATTTTGTTGGATCATCTGGAGCTCTATTAAAAACACTTATGGCTTTTATTTTACCATTTCCTAAAAGGGAAAATCCGTATGGATCTCTGACATCAAACAGTATATTATTTTCCCTACAAAAAGCACTCACAATAGGTATATCTTTAACATTGTGTGCAAACTTATTAAATTCCCATTGAGATGTTGCGCCTGTGCTTATATAAGTATTTAAATTTTCAAATAACTTAGACCATTTAACATTTTTTCTATAGATATGATTTGTGTGTTCCCAACCATCAATACTCCAAATTACAGAACAATTTGTGCCTTTAAATAGATTTCCAACTCTCGCCCAAAAGTTACTGTTCCTTGCACCACCATTAGTACGAATTTCAATTCTTGTCTCTTTATTACATTGTAAAATAAATTCTAATATTTCAAATAGATCTTGTGCTGATGCAGGATCCCCCTTTGTACCACAAAAATTCCATTCTTGTATGTGACTCAAAAAGTCTTCACCTAATAGTTTAAAATATTCTAGGCTGAGCTCTTGATTTTTTACATAAGGCAAAACATATCCACCTGCCCTGGACCTTGGACAAACAGGACATTCGGCATTACACCTGTCTGTTACTTCTACATGTATTCTTTTGATGTGTGATTTATACATACAGTTATTTATCAGTAAAAAATTATAGCAGTATTTAATACGATAAATAT